TTCGTTGTTGTACCCGAAGAAAACGAAAAATCCGAACCCTTCTCCAATCGGAAACAGGTTCGGATTTTTCTTGTTTGGTGGGCGCGGGTGGATTCGAACCACCGAAGCTGAAAGCAGCAGATTTACAGTCTGTCCCCATTGGCCACTCGGGAACACGCCCATATTCTTTTGTGTCCGCCGCACGGACTGCCTGTATATATTACCACGCGCAAAGCAGTTTGTCAACCATCTGCAACAGATTTTATCGCAATTTCTGCACCAATCTCTCCAACAAACTCGCCCCATGGAAAAACCGCCCGGAAATCAATGTTCCCGAGCGGTTTTTCTTGGAGCTGGTGACAGGAGTTGAACGAGCCGCCGGCATTGCATCACTGAAAAATGGAGATTTTTACACTAAAATCTGCACGTTTAGCAGTCTTTTTCTTGTACCATCCTGCACAGCCCACACACCCACAAAATCAAAAGTGTGTTAAAATGTGTGTTATTTTCCGGCGTGCAGCAGCTTCAAAAACATGCCGTTGACGGCCTGTGCGGTCTGCACATCCTCACCGGTCAGGGCGTGGCCGTACACGCCGAAGGTGTCCATATCTTCAGAGTGGCCTACAAGGTCTTTGACCTCACCGGCGGGCAGCTTCTTTGCCACGCTGACAAAGGTGTGCCGCATCTCGTAGGCTGACACCGGCGGGATCTCATTCACCCGGCAATAGACCTGCCAGCGCTTATAGTAATAGGCTTCGCTTTTCAGGCAGAACACGCTCTCACCGGCCCCAGTGACGGCCCGCTGCTGTTCCAGCACGGCGCGTGCCAGATCGGACAACACAAAGGCCCGCACGGCGTTGTCGTTCTTGCCGCGCGTCTGTTCGCCCAGCACGTTCACGGCGCGGGAGATGAACACTGTGCCGCCCTTGACATCGGCCCAGCGCAGGCCCACCAGTTCACCCGGGCGCAGGCCCGTGAGCACCTGAAAGCGGTAGGCATGGATAAAATCATCATGCACCCGCTTGCCCCTGTACAGGGTAGTGTCCACGCGGAACAGCGTTATCAGGGCATCCGGCTGCAACACCTTCTTGCCTTTGGGACGTGCGCCAGCTGGCACATGCAGCCCTTCGGGGTGGAAGGTGGTCAGCTTCTTTGCACGGCACCATTTGCAGAATGCCCGCATATCCGCGCAGAGGGATTGCAGGGACTTCTTTGCAAGGCCGTCGCTGTAGGCGTCGTTTACCACGTCCTGCAGATCCTGTTCGGTCAGGCTGGTAATACGCTTCCTGCCGATCGCAGGCAGTATCCGCGTCCGCCAGCGGCTTTCAACGTTCCGCTGGTTGCCGGTGCCCGTGGTCTTTACCACCGTAGCATACCACTCTTGATACAGATCCTCCACCCGGCGGACCTTGACCCCAATGCCATCATCTAACCAGCGGTCAGCCTTTGCATTGGCTTCCCGCTGCCCAGTGCGGCCCGGGGTGCTGCTGTAGAACTGTTTCCGCACGCCGTCTTTCTGCACGGCTATGCGCCAGCGCTGGTATTTTTCTTCCCACTGGGCCGTGTTGGTTCGCTTGCTCATCTGGCTGCACCCCCTTCCTTTGTGCATTTTGCCACCGGCGGCGCTCTGATCGCGGCCCGATCGGAGACTATCAGCCGTCAAAATGACGAATCTACCGTTGTCGCATTGTGCGACAGCGGTTTTATATTGCCGAACTGTTCGGCAACATCCAGCGTTTACCGTTGTCCAACAATTGGACAACGGTCAGAGCTTGTCGCATTGTGCGACGAGCTGCCACTATCGGAGTTTTCGCATTATGCGACAACTCCCCCTTTACCGTCGTGTTTCACGACACACTGCCCCGATTTAGGGCAGAATCCCAAAATGGGAATGTGCCCCCGTTGCCGCACTGTGCGGCAACTTAAATGGTCAACAGTTGACCATTTAAATCCGCAACTGTTGCGGGATTAAAACTCACAGCTGAATTTTCAGCCGTCACACGCTCACAGCTGCCCGCTGTGGGCGTTTTATTTTTCGGCGGGTTCTTTATCGTCCAGCCCGGCGGGCGCGTCCTGTGGGGCGCTCTGGGCGCGCTGGTAGGCGGGTATCTGGGTCAGCTCCTGCACACGCTCCACAGCCACGGTCTGGCCGTTGTCGTTCAGCGTGCGGAAGTGGGAAAGCAGCTGAGATTCTGCAGCACTGGCCGTTTCACTATCTGCACCCGGCTGCACCTGCCCCCACTGCCCTGCGTCCACCAGATCACCAGCATACAGACCCATTGCGCGCGCAATTTTTGCGATGGTATCCAGCTTCGGCACAACTTTTCCGGATTCATATTTTCGGATTGCAGAATCAGCCATACCGCATTTTTCGGCCAGTTCCTTCTGCGTCATTTTGGCATCCGTGCGAGCCTTTTTTATCTTTTCTCCAATAGTCATCGAATCACCTCTCTTTTACTATATCAGGACTTTCGCGAAAAGTCCAGACCAAAAAGAATCTATTTTTACTATTGACAGACCAATTGAGGTCTGCTATAATTCACAGTGCAGACCAGTTTTGGTCTAAAGCGAGGTGATAACCATGAAGATTTCCAAAAGCAAGTTGAACATTGCCCTTGCACGCAAGCAGTGGAACCAGCGCGATCTGCGGGACAATTCCGTTGTGTCCAGCCAGACCACCTTAAACATCAACAAGGGCAAGCCAGTCATGCCTGCCACCGCTGGCCGTATCGCTGCCGCCCTGGGCGTGGATGTGACCGAGATCATCGAAGAGGAGGACTAAACCATGTATCAACCATTTCACAAACTCCGCGTCCGGTTCGCTGAACTGGAAATGAAGCAGGGCGAAGTAGCCAAGCGGGCCAACATGGCCGAAAGCACCCTGACCGCCCGAATGACGGGCCGTTTGCCGTGGAAGGGCGACGAGATCGCCGCCGTGGCCAAGGTGCTGGGCATCCCCACCGACCAGATCGGCACGTTCTTCTTTGAGGACGCGCCCAAAGGTGGAAAGGGGGCTGCATGATGGAAGATTTCTGGGATCCCTACGGGGAACCACCAGAGCCGCCGGAACACTTCGACTTCATGGAAGACTGCGAAATTGAAGATGACGGCTTGCCGCCCGTGGAGAACCTGCAGACGGCGTGTGGTCATGGCGTGCCGGAGCAAAGCCCGGCCATGATCGAGGGCGTACTGCGCAAAGGACACAAGATGCTGCTGGCAGGCCCCAGCAAGGCCGGCAAGAGCTTTGCTCTCATCGAGCTGGCCGTGTGCATTGCAAGCGGTACACCATGGATGAACCGTTTTGAATGCAGACGTGGAAAAGTCCTGTACGTCAATCTGGAAGTTGACCCGGCATCAGCAAAACACCGGTTCCATGACGTCAGCAAGGCGCTGGAACTGCCAGAGGAAGCCGTACAGGCTATGCTGCCGAACATCGACCTTTGGAACCTGCGCGGATACTGCATCAACTGGCCGCACTTCGTTGACATCTGCTGCAGCCGCGCCCGCCAGGAACAGTATGATGTGATCATCATTGACCCGTTCTATAAACTCAATGCTGGCAGGGAAAACAATGTTTTTGACATGGTGCAGTTCTGCAACGGTCTTGACCGGATTTCAGCAGTAAACGGTGCGGCCGTCATTTACGCACACCACCACAGCAAAGGCGACCAAGGGTGGAAGAACAGCATGGACCGCGCGTCCGGTTCCGGAGTGTTCGCCCGCGACGTTGACGCACTTCTGGACGTGATCGAGCTGGAATTACCGCCAGACCGGCGGCAGGCAGGAGTAACCGCGTGGCGCATCGAGGGCACATTGCGGGAGTTTCCCAGCTTTGAACCGGTGGACGTGTGGTTTAACTACCCCATCCACGTTATGGAACGATTCGACCCGGCGGACAATATTGCGCCGCACTCCCAGCTCCCTTCCTACCAGCGCGCAATGAATGCCCGCAAGCCCAAGGAGCAGAAGTTGAAGGAGCGCCGCCACCGTCTGGAAGCCGCAATAGACGTGCTGGCCGCACAGGGCGTGGAAGTCACCACAAGCAACGTTGCCGAATATCTGGATGTGACGAATAAAACCATCCGATACATGGTTGACGAGCACCCGCGCTTTGAGCGTGACACCAAAACCGGCCAGATTAGGCGCGCCCATACTGTGGCCCCGCAGGAGTAAAGCAGGCCGGAAGAAAGGGCGGAAAAAAACAGGATTTCCGCTATAACTGCAAAATCTGCATTTAGGGGGGAAAAAAACAGTATTATATATAGCAAAAAAGATAGTGATAGGTAGTGTAATTGGGAATGGGGGTTAGAAAGCCCCCCATTCCAATTACTACACTACCTTGCCGCCTGTTTTTTTCTCTGGAAGAAAGGCCGCACGTATCTTTCCGCAGTAACAAAAAAAGAAAGCCGCTTCCCAGTGTAGCGACCGGGGAGCGGCAAAAGGGTGTGAATACGGTTCCAACCATTCACGCCCCCATTATATCAAAAATGGAGGATATTTCAATGCTGAAACTTGAAAAGCGTATCACCTTGCACACCTTCGATGTGGAGTACATCGACCAGCGGGAGCCGAAGCCACGCGCCGTACACCACGAGCTTTGCGTGCTGGATGGCGGGCGCGTGTCCGCGCTGGAACGTCTGGGCCAGTCCCCTGCAAGCTGGATTTGTCAGCAGTATGCCCGGCAGGGCTTTACCGTGGGCGCTGTCCACAAGGGTGAGCGCCTGACTGCCAACGTTGACACGGCCACCCTTTGGGGCATGGCAGTGCAGCAGGCTGGCACCCAGCACAAGAGCGCCGCCCCTGACCCTGTAGACCGTAACTGCGCCCCGGCTGGCAAGTTTGTGAACCCGCTGCCCAATCTGCCGCCGGTGCCTGATTTTGCAGAAGCCGTTGCCAAGTCGAAAGCCGACGCGGCCCGCCTGCATGAGATCGCGGCAGAGCTGGCCGCAAAGAGTGCACAGCTGGAAAGGAGCGCAAAGGCATGACAAGGCAAGATTACATTACCGCGATCGCTGCTCTACTGGATAAGGCCGACTTCCGGCAGTTACGCCTTGTGTGGGTGTATGCGTCCCACCTGATCGGCTGAACCCCGACCGAACAACGAGCGAACCGAGAGAAACCAGCCCAAGCAACAAGAAAGCCGCCTTCCCTGCGGCAACAGGGAGGGCGGCACAACGGGCGGTATAGTTTGCAACGACCAATACCGCCCCCAGTTTAACAAAACAGGAGGATTTTTGCAATGACTATGTATCACTTTACCTGTGTGGCACCCTTCCTTGCGTGGTGCCTGATCGGCGCTGTGGCCTGCTGGTTCAGCGGGAACCGCTAAGGAGGTGGACAGGATGAACCAGACCGTGAACGCCCCGGCGGATATTTCGGCGGATTATTCGTTCATCATGGACGATGACAGCATGAGCGGCGACGGCATCCGCGCGGGTGACATTGTTTACTTTGCCGCCTGCGACCATGTGGACAACGGCCAGATCGCCGCCGTGCAGACACCTGACAGCGTGGAGATTTGCCACGTCTGGCAGCATCGCCGGTACATTGCCCTTGTGACCGCAGACCTGAAGCGCAGAAGTCTTATTATTCCAGTAGCAGACCGGGACAGCGTGAAGATCATCGGGCGGGCCGTTGCCGTGCTGCACATGCTGAACACCAAGACAGAGAAAGGACAAGACCATGAAGAGAAATGAACTTCGCGCCCTGGGTATGACCCCGGAGCAGATCGACGCCGTTATGCAGATGAACGGCAATGACGTGAACCGCCTGAAAGCCGACACCGTGACCAAGAGCAGCAAGGAAGCGCAGCGCCTGCGGGAATCCTGTGTGGTGCTGCTGGAACTGCTGGACAGCCAGGAAGCTATCCGCGCTGTGCTGCTGCACGCTTCCCGCCTGTACTGTGAGCAGGAGCGCAGGAAGCCGCAGGAGGGCCAGCAGTGAAGGTAAAGATAACTTACACCCCAGAGCAGGAAAGCGTCGCACAGGCTGCGCTGGATGCCTTGCACGCAATGTTTCCGGCGGCAAGGGTACATGAAAGCGTAAAGAAAGCCGGGGTTTCTGCCGTGTTTCTGACGGTTACAAAACCGGAAAAATCGCATAACACCAAGTAAAACAGTTGACCATCCCCCGGGCAAGTGGTATAATAAACCTATAAGGCATAGAGTACCGCCGGGCTGACCGGTTAGCTGTAGAGCGCAGGGAAAAGCAAGCACGCTTTTCTTTGCGCTCTTTTTTGTTTATATTCTCCGCATTTGCGGAGGTGCTCCAAGGGAAAACGCTTCGGCGGTTCTCTGTGCCTATTTTCCCTGCATTGGCAGGGGCATCACTGTAACGGCCGCAGGCATCAGGCCGGGAAAGGAAATCATTATGACCGACAACAACACTCCGAACACCACCCAGCAGGCAGGCACTCAGCCGGAGGGAAACGGCACCGCCGGGAAGGTGTTCACCCAGGAAGAAGTAAACTCCATCGTCAAGGATCGTCTGGCACGAGAGAGGGCGAAGGGTCAGACTTCGGACACCACCGACGATTCCTCCGCAAAGCTGGACGCAGAGAAAGCCCAGCTGGAAGCCGACCGCCAGAAATTGCAGGACGACCGCAACGCCTTTGAGTGTGAGCGGTACTGCAAAGAAAACGGCATCGACACCCAGCTGGTGGAGCTCATCGGCAGCAGCGCCCCGGAAGAGTTCAAGAAGAAAGCGGAATCCCTGCGCAGCGTCTTTGCTAAGGCAGACAAGAAAAGTGCCGGCACGTACGTCCTTGTGAACACCGGCATGGAGCACGGCGAACCGCTGCATGGTGGTGCAGAACCCGATGGAGCACAGTTTTTCAAGCCCTCAGGAACTTATTGAGAGGTTTTAGAATATGGCAATTAACCTTGTTGAAAAGTACCTCCAGCAGGTGGACGAGCTTTTCAAAAACGAATCGAAGCGCAGCCTTGTGACCAATCAGGACTATAGCTTTGACGGCGCGAACAGTGTCCGCATTTACAAAGTGGGCACCGCCGCAATGAACGACTACGACCGCGCGGGCGCAAAGTCCGGCAGCCGCTACGGCACCCCTGAGACCCTGACCGCCGAGACCGAAACTTACACCCTGCCCGAAGACCGCAGCTTTACCTTTGTGATCGACCGGCTGGACATGGACGAGACCGGCGCAGTGCTGGAAGCTGCCAAGTGTCTGGCCCGCCAGCAGCGTGAGGTGGTCATTCCGGAGATCGACGCATACACCTATGGCGTCATGTGCACCAACGCAGGCACCAAGCCCGCAGCTGTGGCCCTGACTGCAGATAACATTTATGATGAGATCTGTAAGGCAAGCACCGCGCTGGACAATGCCGAGGTGCCGGAAACCAACCGCGTGCTGGTGGTGACGCCTGAGACCTACCGCATCATGAAGAAGTGCAAGGAGATCGTTCTGGATACCGACATCGGCCAGAACCTGCGCCTGCAGGGTGTTATCTCCAATCTGGACGGCGCAGCAGTGCAGAAGGTTCCCGCAAACCGTCTGCCCTCTAAGTTCGGCTTTATGCTGTGCCACCCGCTGGCCTGCACGGCCCCGGTGAAGCTGTCCAGTGCTCAGATGCACGACAATCCCCCGGGCGTGTCTGGCTGGCTGGTGGAGGGCCGCTATAACTACGGCGCGTTCGTTACCGACAACAAGAAGAAGGGCATCTATTATCAGGCTACCACCTGATAAGACATCATCCGGGCGCATAGGGCAACCTGTGCGCTCTTTTTTTGACAGGAGGCGAACCCGAACCCATGACCGCAAAAAAGCACCTTAAAATGACCAATCCGGGCGAGGTGCGCAGAGCCATGACCCGCGTTTCCAACATGGTATTGAATGGCGAGATCACCCCGCAGCAGGCAAACGCCCTGATCTACGCAGGCAATGCCGTGTTAAGCTCCATCCGGGCCGACGAACAGGAGCGGCGTTTGACCGAGCTTGAAAGAAAATTGGATGAACTGGAAGGAGTGGCGGACGATGAGTAACCGCATTGACCGGCTGGAAGCCAGGGCTCAGGCATTGAGTGCCCAGACCGCGCCCGTGGTGTTGCTGATCGAGACCGAAAACGGTTCCCAGCGCATGACGGTGAGCCAGTACAACGCCGCCGGTGGTATGCTGGCTATGCCGATCTGGAAGAACCCGGAAGCGCTGAATCTGAGAGCCGCGCGGCAGCTGCTTGCAGCCGTGCCCAGCGCGGTTAAATAATTTCTTCACACGATAACACACGGGAGGAATAGACGATGGAAAAGCAGCCAAAGGCTACCGGCCAGCAGGACACAAATGCAGCTCTTGCCGCTCTGGCCGCTGCCGGAAACAGCTTTGCACTGGGCCAGCTGTGGGAGATCAACAAGGGGTTGCTGCACCGCTGGTTCTGGCAGTGGTATGCCAAGAACAAAGCTGTTGCCGATGAACACGGCATCACGCTGGAGGACTTCGACCAAGAGGGATTCTTTGCCGTGCAGGCTGCTGCCCAGGCCTTTGACCCGGAAAAGGGCACCTTTGCCACGCTGCTTGGCTACTATGTGCAAAACCGAATCAGCAAAGTGGTATGCGGTGAGCATGGCCGCCTGATGACCACAGAGGACGGGCGGGAAGTCCGCATATCTGCCAACCCGCTGAACGGCAGCACCAGCCTTGACACCCCGCTGGACGATACCGACGGCGGCAGCGCAACCCTTGGCGACCTGCAGGAAGACCCGGCAGCCGCCCAGGCATTCCAGACCGCCGAGGATGAGCTTTACACCGAAGAGCTGCACGCAGCCTTGGAAGAAGCCTTGAACAAGCTGACCGCCAAGCAAGCCGATGTTGTCCGGCGGCACTATTTCGGCGGGAAATGCCTTTCGGAGATCGCGCGGGAGGACAACACCACCATAAGTGCCCCGTATAACCATGAACAAGCCGCTTTTCTTGCCCTGCGCAGAAATCCCGCCCTTGCCCGATGGCATGACGATATTTTGTCCGCCAAGGCATGGACGGGCACCGGCTGGAACGCATGGAACCGTTACGGCAGCGTGGAAGAGCGCGTGACCGAGTACATCGAAAAGAAAGAAGCCGAGCGGCGGGAGTTCATAGAGCAGCGCCGCCGGGAGGATGAAGCACTGTTAGAAAAAGCTCTTGAACGGTTCAAGTGTGTTAAATAG